GCCATCGCCTACCGGATGGCACTTGCCGCGCGGACGCTGCTGCTTGATGTTGTTCACCACGCGGCGCACGAATGCATCGGTGAGGTTGATGGTCAGCTCAGGCGAATCCTCGGAAGCGCTCGTGCCCGTATCGTGGTCCCACTGATCGCCGTCACGGAACAGCATCGCAGCCTTAGCGCGTTTGCGGTTATCGGAATAAGCTTCAGCCGCGATCTGCAGGCGGTCTTTTGCTTCGAGCCATATTTCTTCGTCAGAGATCGCAGCAAACTCGCGATCCTCTTCGGTGCGCTGGGTTGGCTCGTTGGCGCCGTGTGTTACTTGGTCGGTCATGATCTCATCCAGCCTGTGTTTGACCCAAGGCGCCGATGAATGAACTGCGGCTTTGGCTCTGGTTTAATTGCTTCCGGCTTGGCCAGCTCGGGGAATAGATCGGTCATAGCCCATATCATCGCATCGGCACGGTTCGGGCTGTTCTCGCCGGTATAGCCATGCGTGGTCATTGCGCATAACTCGTCTTCCATCTCTTGGAACACGCCAGCTAAGCGGACCTTTCCAGCGTCTACCAGGGCTGATATCGGCTCGGCTCGGATGACCTTGCCACGCGTCGCGGTGACCGGCCTGAACGGTACATTCGGCAGCGCCGTGCGTACCACGAACTTGACCATCGCGCCGCCATAATTCACCTCACCGACGATGCGATCGCCGCCCCAACGCTTATAGGCATCCGTCGCAACCTTGCCCCACACAGCAGGACCAGCCTTGCACGTCAGATCCTCCAATACATACCCATTCCCATCAATTCCGAGACCAGCCACGACAATTCCGATTTCGTCATTGTCGACGTTGTCATCATCATCGGCGCCTGACGGATCGACTGCCACGACGATACGCAACATGTCCGGCAGTTCGTCATCAATGTTGCGCCAACGTTCAAACACTTCTTCGGAGAAAAGTGCATTAGGCGAGGCATCGCGGAACTCTCCTTCGAGGAAGCGCTTGCGCATCCGTGGCGACATTTCGGACAGCGTCTTCAGGTAGTCGGCGGACAGATTCTCTTGGTTGTCGCGAGGATTGATCTGCATGAAGGCGTAGTTGTCGGGCTCGCTCAACGATGCACGCGTTTCGGGACTCACCTTGGTCTTAAACAGGCGATAGGTCCAATGCCCTTTGTCGGGCGGATTCTCGTCGTAATACATCTTCATGATCAGATCGTTGCCCGTCGCATTGTCGCGTACCTTCTGCGCCAAGCGCGTCATGACCATTTCACGCCCCGAATATGGAATCTGAGAGCACTCATTCAAAAAGATGTCGGCAAACTCTGTGCCGAGAATCTTCTCAGTGCGCTGCTTGTCATCGAGGCCGCCGAACCACAGCTCACTGCCACCGGGAAACGTCGCATAGCCCAGCGACTTATTCACGTCATATGGGACGCCCGGAAAGCATATGGACATCACCTTAGGAAAGGTGTCCAGCATGATTGAGTTCTTGACGTGACCAAAGCGAAAACGAAGCACAGCGCCGCGTGAGCCGGGCGCCTTAAGACGACGTTGGACCTGCTTCCTAATAATTAGCAGCGTCTTTCCGGACCTAGAACCACCCGCAAGCATCACGTGCTTCGCCGGCCCGTTCAGCATCTCCTGGGCTTCGGCCTGCCTAGTAGTGAGCTTGAACTCAGCCATGTACGTCTGATCCATTGAGCACGAGCTGCATCGGTGCTTCCGGATCGCCGGTATGCTGCACGCTATCGCCAAACTTCTTGCGGTTGCGTATCTTCAGCTCCCACTTACGAGCGTCCATGCGGTTCTTTGCGATCGCCGAGTCCTTTTCCGTATCCGCGATATAGACGATATCTTGCAGGCAAGAATCTTCGTAATCCTTGTAGGCCTGATCGTACTGAGCTTGCAGTTCTGGCGCACGCTTGCGCCATTTATTAAACGTCGCCCGGTCGGGCATGCCCTTCAGTTCGCACGTCTCGCGCAAGCTCTTGCCGTCTGCAATAAGCTCGCATATCTCATCGAACAGCTTCTGAGAGAACTCAGTACGCGGCGCTTGTCCTTTCTTACCGGCCATCGTTACGCTCCTGAGCCGATCTTGATCTTCGTGTACTGCGGTTCAGCGCCGCACGATTTGCGCAACTCACTGATGCGCTCTTGACGGTCCCAGATGTCCTGGCTTTCCTGCATCTTCACGAAGAATTCCATCGCCTTCCGATTGATCTCACTTATCGAGAGCAACCCCTTCGAGTTGCCGAAATTGATCGTGCCGTCTCTATTGATCGTTGCCATCTCAGTGCCCGCAACAGGGTTGAGTTTTGGAGCCGCATGAGATGCAGGTACGAACCGAATCCTGCGCGATATCGTAGCTGTGCTTTGCTATAAATCCCGCAGTGGAATGGCGGCGTGGAATGGCATCCCGAAATACAGCATATTCTCGGTCGAGAGCACCTACCGACTCTTTCAGTATTAACATGCGAAACGCTTCGCTGATGATTGCCATCATCTCGCCCTCGGGTCATGACTCTCGCGGGCATACCAACCGGAAACGAACGCCTGGCACAGCCCGTGATTCGGAAAGTGAAGCGCGCGCTCGGGTTTATCGTGGTCTAGCTCCTCGGGATAGAGCGTGACGACATATTCCGGCCCGTAGTTGCGCACGTTGAGTAGGTTGCCTTTGCGCCAGTCGGACGGGATGCTGACGTAGCGCAGTTCGTCGCCGGAGTCATCGATTAGCGCCTGCTCGCTGGTTTCGGTAGGCACGTCATCGACGGCCTCGACTGGCAGCGCACCACGCTTGACGTTAGCGCGCTTCATTCTGCTTTCGCGCTTGGATTTCGCGTGCATAGCAGAACAGCTTGTCACGCATACGGCGATCTTCTGTGTTGATATACAGCGCGTCTTCGATCCAGGCGCTTTGAGCAGCGATTGCTGCGGCGATGTGCGCACGTTTGCGCAGCTTGTGAAGTGCTTTTCCTGTCATCTTGATCAGTTTTTCCTTGGAAGCAACGAAGTCCGATGTTTCATCGATCCAAATCTTGTCGAGCGTATTCATGCTGCCTCCTGTTCGACTATCCCGCTCACATCGGCTTCACGGCACATGATATGCATCGTGTTTCCCCAATAAATTTGCTGAAAGCTGTAGCCAACATACCGGCCTTCCAACTGCACCGAGCCGAGCTCAACGATATCGCCCACCTTCACCTGGGTTGGCAAAAATGTCTTGCTGCGCCACATCTTCGTGCGACGGTGCTTGTCCGGGTGGTCATATCGCAATGGAAAGTGGCCAGGCCCAACAGCCTTCACGATCCCGCGAACCGGCTTGATCTCTTCGACAACAAGCAGAATCTTCGAATGCTCTATCGGCAGCGGCTCGACCACGATGTAGTCGTGAAGCGGCTGGATCTTCTCGTCGGGCGCAACGTAGGTCTTCGTCTCGTAAGACAACTCCCCGCCAGCGCCATTGGTCTTGAGGTTGACGCCCATTATCGAATCCTTGTTTCGGCATTCAAAAGAAGTTGTCGATGATGGTCATCCAGATGGCATGCATGGTCCACGACGATGCCCTCCAAAATCTTGCCGTGCCATCCATGGTCTAGCCACGAAGGCTCTACGATCCTTAGGTCTTCCCGCAAAATCTTCGCAGCGAGCTTGCGGACATAGTCGGTGGCGAAAGGATGCGGAGAAACATATACGGCACCGCGCGGCGCAGCCTTCATTTGCTCTGTCGTGCGCCCAGTTCCACGCTCATAATCGATAGTCATCAGCGAAATCTCCGTATGTAGCGCTTGTGATACCGCTGAATATCCGTAACCGACTCAAACGGCATATCCCATGCCATAGCAGGTCCGAATGTGCGCAGCACCCACTTCCCAGCCTCGCAAAAGATGTGTGACTTGCGCTGCGGCGGACTCACAATCGAAGGTAGGTGCATCATGTCAATAAGCCTCCAACCCATAAATCTTCCTTACTCTGGCATCCTCATCCGCATCGTATTCAGTCGCAGCAGCATGGCGCAAAGCCCCGAAGAACTCCTGCGGCGTTACACCGTTCTCCAGGCAGATCCGATCGAAGTCCGCGGCCATTTCTTCCATGGTGATAAGCTGGTTAGGCATCAGTGGCGCTTCCTGCCGTATGCCGGCTCAGGCTTCGTATAACCCGGCTTAGCGCCCTTCTTCTCGGTCACCTTGCCAGCATCCGGCGTCTTACCACTGCCAGCCTGCGCTTGCTTGGTCATGCCATCCGGCTTGTGATGAACGCCAAGGTGCGTAATCTGCAACTCGACATGGCGCTCTTCATCGCCGCCCTCGCGCTTCTCTGCACGAGCGCCGACGACATGCGCCTTCGAATGCATCGTGACCTCGCTACCGACCTCGGGCATATCGTTCATGCCCATCTTCTTCATGCTGTCGTGGTCGAGATGCACCTTTAGGCCGTACGGATACTCGGGGCCGTCAGAGTTGGTCATGGCATTGGTCGCGCCTTCCTTCTTCGCAGCGTTGGTGCGGCGCATGTCGGTCATGTTGACCGCGCTCATGGTCTCGTCGCCCTTGGCCTTTCCTTTGACGTCACGGGGCATTATTTTTGCTCCTTGCGATCGTTGTAGGCGTCTGGCGACTTGCGTACTGCGCCGCTCTGCTGGCCTTGGCTGGTGCCATTCCGGTCGAAGTGCCCAGTGGGAAGCCTAGGCTGCGATTTGGGTTGACTCGGTTTCTGTGAGATTTTGCTCATGCTGCCCTCGCGAATTGGCCATGGAATTGCTGCGCTGCTCGCATATAGGCGGCATGCGCCTCTTCTGCGCTATCGAATAGGCCGAGGTACTTGAGGCTCCCCTCAATCCGTATGTCGGCCCTGAATCTACCTATTTGCTTGTGGAACCCGACACCCTTGAGCCCACTGGTGTTACGCAAAGAAATCTTACTATTTGCATTGTTTTGGGACCTTGTTGCCTCGCGAAGATTGCAGGGACGATTGTCATCACGTACTCCGTTGGCATGGTCAACGTGCAAATCTGGCCAACGACCATTTGTCATCGCGAACGTGATTCGGTGCTCATAGATGCGCGAACCATCGATGTAGACCCGGCGATACCCATCGCTCTTCAGGCTTCCGGCGCGATCGTCGGCGTGATGCCCTAAGCTAGCCCCTCGCCAGCACAGGAACCCGGTCGCTTCATCGAGGCGCAACAAAAAATGTAACCTAGCGATCGCAATTCGTCTCATGACCTAACTCCTTTCTTGGCCTGCTCTCTGGCTTCCGAGTAGCCCAAAGCAAGGCGCTGCTTGACGTTCGAGTACTTGCGATCCTCACGTTTCGATGACACAAACCGCGAGAGGAAGTCGGAAAGCTTCTCGCCCTGTTTAGCTGCTGGCATGGCGACTCTCCGAAATGTTGATGGCGGTATTCATACCTCAATCTTGATGATTTGGCAAGATTATCGGGTGTGGACTAGCCAAGCACCCGCGAAAACGAGCGATGCAGCCACCGGATGGACGAACAGTCCGACCAAAAAGGCGACAAACAGCGTGCAAAGGCAGAATTTCAGCATGATTGCTCCAGGGTTGATGTGAATCGTAGCGACTGCCGAACGAATTCGGGCATGAGATGCGCTAAATCCGGCACAGGAGGCGGCGCTAGCCGCGCCTGTGCCTCTGCGTATCGCTTGGCCGTGTAGGCGCTTATCCTGAACTCGGCAGCGTCGCCAAGGGGCTCGCTAGTGCGGAATAGACGAGTTTTCTGCGCTCGACCTTTGCGATCACCACGCAGCATGCCCAGCTCGATAAGTAGTAGCGCCTTCTTGCGGATCGCGTCCGGCTTCTGGCACATCACCTCGGCCAATTCATCGAACGTGGCCCCTGGATTCGCCTCGACCGCCAGGCATAGGTTGCGATGACTATCCTTCATGATGATCTCTCCATTCGATGAACGGCTTGCGCAAATGCTCGTGAAACCGCTCAGCAGCGGTCGGATTCGTGTCCAGCTCGCGGCGGCTGTCTATGCCGCATACGACGCGCACGACCTCGGCAGCCTCTGCCGCATCCCCCGGATTGAAATCGGTGTCGTGCACGAGCCATTGTCGAAACACAGGGTCGCGGCAGAGGATTGCTGAGAGGCGTGCGAGGGACTGCATGGTTAAACGAATCTCGTAAACGAAAGCGCCAAACAAATCGCATTGAACTCCCGAGACGCAGTTTCAACGGCGATCATGTAATTTTCTTGCTCTTTAAGCATCGCTGAGTGCATCACCGCGTTCTGCTCCACGACAGCCATCTGCATACGCAGAAGCTCACGCGCTACATGCTGCGTGCGCTTCTCCCTCAATCGTTCTGGCGTCATCACAAAATCTCCAACGAATGTTGAGCCACGGCATAACTGATCGGCGCGAGGCTGCTCATACGAAATGCCTCTGCGCATACCTAGCGATCAACAGAGCGTCAGAACGCCCATGATGCTTCTTGAGCGGACAGAATGCAGAGCCGAACAGCTTTCGCGCATGGGCAAGACTCTGATCTTTGGTATCGCTGATTTCGCTCTTGCGGATGCCATACCATTTCTGCCATGCCTGGGGCGAGACGAATAGCGTGTCTACACCGCACAGTTCGAGCACTGTGCTGATGACAGCCTTCGTAGCCGCCAGTGATGCCATCGTCTGCACCGAACCGCCAGCGAAGGTGTTTAGCACCTCCATGACGCATATGGCGCTGCGATCAGCTGGCAAGCGTTTCAGCAGAAGCGCCTTCAAAGCGACGGGGTCGA